GCAAAATCCTCCTTTTTTCGAAAGGCTTCAGTTAACCTTACATCAAAATGCTCATTGTATATTTGTCTTCTTTTCTCCTGAACCTTTTCCATTGGACTTTGGAGTAAAATTAACATTTTCTGCGCCGCAGCAATATCACCCTTAAAAGCGTCAATTATACTTGATGTATTTCCTGCATGGGGGATAAAAAAGTAGTCCAACTCATCAAAGGCAGAAATAATATCATCAAATGTTAATATCCGTTTAAACACATCACAATTTTTTTTAGCATATTTCTCTTCAAGGCTATCATGAATAGCTTTAAGGCCATCGTAATCGTTGCAATTAAATATAATAAGCGAATGATAAGTTGTTGAACTTCCTAAAATATCTAGTTCCACTCCCGCAAGAAGCAAAGGATCTGTAGCACTATTATATTTCTCATAATATTCTTTGTACGCATCGATATTAATAATATTGTGATCAGTTAACGAAAATATTGAAACATCTTGTTCTTTTAACTTGTTGTACAAACTATCAATAAAAAATACGCCTTTATAATCATTGTTCTTTGTCTTCCTACTAAAATCTGTATGAATATGAAGATCTATTTTTAGCCAATCAGAATATAATTTCGACATATATTCTCACCCCCATTTTAAATATAAAAGTCTAAATAATCATTGCTTATACGTAATTGTAATTAACATATACTTACTCGAAGTACTCTTGCATCAATGAATCAAATAATATCTTGTTTTCATCTAGTGACTTTTGAACTTCAAATTTCAATATTTCGGGGAGATGCAGCAATGTACACTTCAAAAGCACCGCATTTGTAATATTCAATATCCCATAAAAGCGAAGAAAAACTGTCGCAGACAGCCTCAAGTGAAATATTCAGTTTATCATTCAAGACAGTCATATTGTAAATTTCAATCTGCATTTTCACACCCCTAAGTACGCATTTCGGTGTATCAGGCGAACTTTGATGCGGTTCAGTCCCTCCGATGCCGTCACATAAAATTTGTTTTCGCCCGTTTTCAGATTCAGCCAGGTTGACCCGGAAACAAGGCGGTTGATGATGTTGGTCACAACGCCCTCACGCTCCAGAAGAACGGTTTTGTTGCCCGTTTTTGTAGTTATGGTGATAACATCTCCCTTTTGAATATCGCCTGAAATCTGCATATATTCGTCCGTCAGAGCGTTGTAAATAGTCGGATTTTTCGCAGGTCCTCCGCTGATTTCAAGGGTGAATCCGACCTCATCACCGCTGTTATTGATGGTCATCATATCCTGCGTATTATATGCACCAATCGGAAAAGGCTCATCATTGTCAGGACAGACAAAATGAAATGCACCTCTGACACGGGAATATTCTGCAATCTGCGTTTCAGTGGAGTACCAGTAAATATCGGGACAGAGAATGGAAATCTGCCCATTGGTCAGCTTTTCAAAATTCTCCACCTCGCAGGTTTCCACAATACCCTCAGCATACACAGAAATATTTTTTGTGGAGTAGTATATCTTGATGTAGCGTGACGGCTTGACCACACGATATAGTTCATGCCTGCGAAGTTCCACATCAAAGCCACGCATCTGAAAGGTAATGACGATGTTCCGCTTTTCGATGAATGCGTTATTCAGATAGCTGCCGTTCATTCCTGCATAATTTGAAGTGCTGATTGTTCCTGTTGGCGGATCAAGTCCTTTGATTTTGGAGAACATATATCGGTTTGCAGTTTTGGACAGGCCGATTTTTTGACCTGCTTCGTTTTCAAGAATTAAAGTGTAGAACAAAATTTCACCTGCTTTTCATTGACAAAAAGATGATAATATGATATAATACTTCAAAATTGAACTATTCAAAAAAGAACAGGAGGACATATGAACTTCAGTATTGAAATCCCCAGAAAAATTTCACTTGCATACAGTAAAGTGTGTAAGCCACTTTGTAAAGAACTGGGTTTGTCGCAAACTGCATTTGATATTCTGATGTTTCTTGGAAATAATCCGAAATACAAAAATGCAAGAGATATTGTAGAGATACGCCATATCAAAGCAAATCTGGTATCGGTAAATGTTGAACGTCTGGTTCAGGAAGGCTATTTGACAAGACAGGCTGTAGAAGGTGACAGGCGTAAAACAGAATTACTGTGTACAAAGAAAGCCAAACCAATCATAGAACGAGGTCAGCAATTGCAAAAAATGTTTTTTGAAAAGCTGTTTGTCCATATTGATGATAATATGAGGAAAGCTTTTGAAGAAGTTATGCAGGTTATCAGTAAAAATTCAGATGAAATTTTGGAGGAAAAAGAATAATGGAAACAATAATGACTATTCTGGTTACATTTTTTGCAGGTATGGGTGCAGGACTTGGAACAGGATTTGCAGGAATGAGTGCTGCCGCCGTTATCAGTCCGATGTTGATTACTTTTTTAGGTATTGACCCTTATATGGCAGTCGGTATTGCACTTTCTTCTGATGTGTTGGCAAGTGCAGTTTCCGCCTATACTTATCATAAAAATAAGAATCTGGACATTAAAAACGGATTAATTATGATGGCAAGTGTGCTTGTTTTTACAGTTGTCGGAAGCTATGTGGCAAGTACTCTGCCATCCGCAACAATGGGCGGTTTCTCGGTATTTATGACGTTTCTGCTTGGAATAAAATTTATTGTTCGTCCTGTTATGAACACTAAAGAATCTATGGCGGAAACATCAGCGAAAAAACGTGCTATACAGTCCATTATCTGTGGAATTATTATTGGTTTTATTTGCGGATTTGTTGGTGCAGGGGGCGGAATGATGATGCTTCTGATTCTGACCAGCGTTATGGGATATGAATTAAAAACCGCTGTAGGCACAAGTGTATTTATTATGACTTTTACCGCATTGACGGGTGCTGTATCGCATTTTACAATTGGCGGAACACCGGATATTCTGACATGGGTATTGTGCATTGTGTTTACGCTGATATGGGCAAGAATTGCGGCAGTATTTGCAAATAAGGCAAAGCCAAAAACATTAAATCGTGCTACAGGTATTATTCTTGTGGTGCTTGGTGTCGTTATTATGGGATTTCGATTTCTGCACTAACTTTTAAATATCCACCGCATTCCTCGTCTGCCTATAAATCTCCAGCCGTGACAGTGCTTTCGGACTATTGTTGGTCTGATTTACTGTGCGGCTGTTGTCATTATAGTAGTTATTTACCACTGAGCCGTTTGCATCACGGCTCAAAACCGCTCATTGACTTTTGAGAGTGGAATGTGATATAATTGGGTATATGCTGTAGGGCGTGACAGCCCTATAAATCGGAATTTAACGCACATCTAAAAAACGAGAATTCACAGAAACGTAGCCATAAAATGGTGATGAAAGGACGTATAACTTATGAGTAAAAAAGTATTTGTTTTGGTACACGATTACTGGCATCACGATGATTCCATCAAGCCTATGATGGACTATCTGTTTAACGCAGATTATGAAGTAACATTCACAAAGAACCCAAATGATTATTTCAACGGGCAGTTTGATTTGTTTTTGTCTTTCAAAGATCCTATTGAAAATGATCAGATTCCTACTCCAATCTGGTGTGATGAAAAATGGACGGAGAAATTTCTGAATGATGTTCAGAATGGTATGGGAACGATTATGCTTCACGCATCACTTACTGATTACACAGAAAATCACGCAATCCTCACAAATGTTGTAAGAAGTAACTTTATCACTCATCCCGAACAATGTCCGCTTACTGTAAAACCGATAGCAGAACATCCGATTATTGAAGGCATTGGCAAATTCACATTCCCTGATTTTGACGAACATTATGTAATGAAAATGATTCCGAATGCTGATACAACGATTCTTGCAGAAACCATTTCAAAGAACGGCGTTCAGCCTGCTGTATGGATTCACACCTATGGCAAGGGAAAAATCTGCTGTATCGTTCCTGCACACACTACCCAAAATCTGACCTGTGAACCATTTGTCAAACTTGTAAAGAATGCTATTGATTGGGTTTAATAGCATTAATAGAGCGTCAAATTCCAGTTTGCAGGGCAGAAACTCCGCCCCATTACTGTTTCACCGCATTCTTCGTAAGTCTATAAATCTCCAGCCGTGACAGTGATTTCGGGCTATTGTTGGTCTGATTCACTGTGCGGCTGTTGTCGTTTTGATAGTAATTGTTGACCACCGAATTTTCAGAAGTGCCGTTCATCATTGCCCCCGTCATGCCGTCAAGGTTGTAGTTTTGCTCGGAATTGAGCGAAAGTTTCATGGTATCCGCAACGCCCGAAACCGCCTTTGCTACGACCTTTTTGCTTTTATTGATGCCGTCTGCCAAGCCGTTCATGAAGTCCGGCATCCAGCTTTCAAAATCTGTCAGCGGTCCTACGTCAGGGACAGAAAAATGCAGATAACTGCGGATCGTATCGGCAATATTTGATACGCTGTCAGCAAGACTGCCGATCATACTTCTCAAGCCATCAATGATGTTGGAAACAATATCCCGTCCCCAGTTCCACGCATCTGATGCAAGCCCTTTGACATAGTTCACCGCATTGTCAAATCCGCCTTTAATCGTGGAGTAAATGCCGCTGATGACACTTGCAACAGAAGATTTCACATTGTTCCAGATGTTTGTCACAGTCGAATGAATTGTATTCATCACCGATGAAATTGTGGAAGAAATGCTGTTCCAGACGGAAGATACCGTATTTCGGATAGCATTTACCACACTGGAAACAGCACTGCTGATTGCATTCCATACACTCGAAATAATGGAATGAATCGTGTTCATCACACCGGAAATGAAACCTGAAATTGCAGTCCAAACGGTAGAAATCACGCTTGAAATGGTGCTTAAAGCCGTTGAAATCGTGGTATAAATGGCATTCCAGATTGTTTCAAAGAATGTTTTTATCCCCTCAAGCAACGGCGTGAGAAAGGCAACGACCGCATTCCAGATGGTCTGTATTTTTTCCGAGATCCAATCCATCACGTTGCTGATGATAATGTGGATCGCCTGAAAAATCGTTTCAAACAGATATTGGAACGCTTCCAACAACGGAGAAATAAAACTGTAAATGGCATTCCAGATACTTGAAATCGTGTCGTAAATGGCTGTGCAGACAGTTGAAATGACTGTCCAAATTGCATTGAAAATGGTGGAAAAGAAGTCGTGAATACTGGTCAGGATTCCTGCAAAGAAATCATATACAGAAGTAAAAATCGTGACTGCTGTGGTATAGATCGCAGTTGCCATTGTGATAAAGAATGTGGAAATCGCATTCCAGATGTTTGTGAAGAAATCAGCGACAGACTGAAACGCAGAACAGATGCTGTCCCAGATGCCGACAAAGAAGTCTTTGATGCTTGTCCAGACCTCATTCCACGAAGTTCCGAACCAACCAAGAAATACATCTGCCACGCCACGGAGAACATTCAGAATGTTGCTGAACTTGTTAACGACAAAATCCCAGATAGCAGTAAAAATGTCCTTGATGCCATTCCAGCACTGTTCCCAGTTGCCTGAAAGCAAGCCGATAAATACATCAAGAACGCTTAAAATGCTATCTGTCACAAAAGTGAAAATATTTGAAATATGCTGAAAAACGCCCTCGAATACAGGTGCAAGCACACTGCATAATCCGTTCCACATCGCTTTTAGCAGTTCACCGAAATTCTGAAAATCAAATCCGAGTGCATTGATTCGGTCAACAATGCCTGATGTCAGACGTTCAAAGGTGGACTTTATTTGTTCCCAAATGGAAAGAATGCTGTTTTTAAAGTCTTCGTTGGTGTTCCATAGATTTACAAATGCTGCAATAAGTACAGCAATTACTGCAACAACCGCAACGACAGGAGCAGAAATACTGCCGATTGCCGCACCAAGGGTAGAAAATGCCGTCTTTGCACCTGCGATCATGGTCGGGATTTTTGAAATGAATGTCATCATACTTCCGATAGAAGAAATTGTTTTACCAACAACGATCAGCAATGGACCTAAAGCCGCAGCCATCAGTCCGATTTTGAGAATGGTTTGCTTGGTTGCAGGGTCAAGAGCGTTGAGTTTGTCCACAAATCCTTGTATTTTGGTGATGATGTCACGGATAACAGGCATCAGAATTTCGCCGAAAGAGATCGCCAGTTCTTCCAGCTGGGACTTCAAAATGGTAAGCTGTCCTGCGAGATTGTCCTGCATGGTTTCTGCCATCGAAAGTGAAGTGCCATCACAGTTTGCAATGGCTCCTGATAATTTATCAATATCCGCAGGAGCAGCATTCATTAAAGCAAGAAAGCCTGACATTGCATTTTTACCTACAAGTGACTGTGCGGTACTTGCTTTTTCGGATTCGGACATCTGATCGAATGCAACCCTACAGTCTGCTAAAATATCAGAAAGGCTACGCATAGAACCGTCTGAATTGGAAGTTGCGATCTCCATTTCTCCGAAGGCGGCAGAGCAAAATTTTACATTGCCGGAAAGAGCAGTCATAATGGAACGCATGGAAGTACCGGATTGTGTAGACTTGATACCTGCATTCGCCATTAAACCAAGTGCCTCAGCGGTATCTTCGCACGAAAAACCTAAAGCACCTGCGATCGGAGCACAGTATTTGAACGATTCACCAAGCATAGATACATTTGTATTTGCGTTAGAACTTGCAGCCGCAAGTACATCAGCGAAATGTCCGCTATCCGGCTTGACCAGAACTCTGTCAATCACGAATGAAAGGTCATCTGCATCGGAAAGCATCTTCCAGGCACTCATGCTTTCAAAGTTCTCTATGTAGCGTTCAATGGCTGCCAGCCTGTCAGCACTGACCGCATCTGCTGCGAATTCCACTATTGCTGTCCGTATGTCCTTTGCCACAATCTTTTTTCTTGCCACATCGTGCAGGACATAAAACAGCAGCTTGTCATAGATATTCGTGGTCTTGCATTTCACGGCCGAATAGCGGTTACGGCACTGCCATACTGAATTATTGTAGGAAGTGGAATGCCACGGTCTGGGGCCAAATGTCGCACCGCACTTGGCGCATATAATTTTGCTACTAAAGAAACCAATACCGCTGTATCTGCGTTTATTCTCCCTTTTCCTGTTCTTAAAGTTTTCCTGCACAAAATCAAAAAGCCACGGGTCGATAATCGGCTCGTGGTTGTTGGAAACATAATATTGTGGCAGTTCGCCTTCATTTTTCTTGACCTTCTTCGTTAGAAAATCTACCGTAAATTCCTTCTGTAAAAGCATATCGCCTTTGTATTTCTCATTTGAAAGCATCCTGCGAACAGTTGCTGCACTCCACACCTCACAGCCACCGGGAGAAGGTATTCCTGCCGCTGTTAAGGCAATTGCAATTGTGTGCGGTGTTAATCCCTGGATGAACATTCGAAATATCTTGCACACGATAACTGCTTCTTCACGATTGACAACTATTTCAAATTTCTCTTTGCCCTTATCCAAGCCGAGAACTCTTGAGTAGGCAAAGCTGCCTTTGCCCTGGGCATATCGTTTTCTGACTGCCCACAGTATGTTCTCTGACATGGAGCGTGATTCTTCCTGTGCCAGTGAGGACATAAGTGTTATGATGAATTCGCCCTTGGAGTCCATTGTCCAAACCTGCTCTTTCTCAAAATACACTCCTATGCCTTTACTCTTCAACTCACGGATTGTTGTCAACGTATCTACCGTATTTCTGCCAAAACGTGATATGGACTTGGTTAGCACCATATCAATCTTACCCGCCATACAATCACTCATCAGCTGTTTGAACTGCTCTCGTCTTTTGGTGCTGCAGCCGCTGATGCCTTCGTCTGCGTAAACACCTACGAACTGCCATCCGGCATGGCTCTTGATGTAATCTGTGTAATATTCCTTCTGTGCCACAATACTGGTCTGCTGTTCTTCCTTGCCCGTAGAAACACGAGCATAGGCAGCAACTCGCTGGATGAGTTTATCCGTTCTTTTAACAGCCGTAAGCTGTGGCAGGTTCTCCACCTTCTTGACAATTTTATCGCTCACCGACCGTCACCCCATCTCCGATTTCTTTTCTGACCTCAACCGACTGAAACGGCGGGTGGTAGTATTCCAGTAATTTATCCCAGACCTTCTGCATTTGTTTTTCTGTAAGTAAGCCATCGTGGTAAAGACAGCCAAGCAGCATCTTTGCCAAACGGTAATCAACTTCATTTTCAAGCATTGAAAAGACCTCCTATTCCGAGTTTGTAACATACATCACTCTGAAAGGCAGAAAAGTCAAGGGGTATGTGCAAAGACTGGTAGGTCTACACAAATTACAATCGTTACAACATTAAACCTTGCAACGATAGCTCTTTGCTATCGTTAATACCGTATGCAAAATCCGCCTGTTTTCAATGCTACCGATGCTGCCATTTTTCTGTTTCCGGGCAAAAAAATAAGACCCTCTCTCATGGGTCGTTCTCAAAAAGCCTTATTCTATGGGATTTTCACACTTGCACCCAATGGTTATCTTGTATCAATCACGCTACTGCTTTCTCGAGGATAGTGATAACCTTACCATCGTCGAAAATGTCATCGCAGCCCTCGGCAAGCAGAATGTTTACCATCGTTTTGATGATATCCCTACCGGTGTAATGGTCGCCAGCCTCGGCATTTTCAGAGAACTTACGGATAAGCTCTTCAAAAATGTATCCCATTTTCACATTGTCTATGGTGCGAGGATTGAGGTCGAGCTCCGAGAACGCTTTGACTACAGACAGCAGGCGGTTGTTCTTGTCCATCTTATCAATCTGCTTATTGAAATCGAGACCTTTTTCAGCAGAGAGGAGAATCTCCTGCACATTGGCGGAGAACCCCTGTATGTAACTTTTGAAATTAGCGGCGAGGTGGTCTGAGTCATTCACCAGTTCCGCAAGATCAAATTCGCTGGTGTTGTAAAACTGATAGCCCGATACACGGTACATCGCTTTTGCCGGGAACGACGGGTTCTGCTGTGCTTGCGCAACAACGGCTTTTTTCGTCGGTTCCAGCGCACACTCAAAGCGGCGAATGATGACCATTGGGATGATGACATCCTTATATTTATCGCTTTGGTAGGGTCCGCGCAGCTTGTTTGCGATAGACCATATGAAATTAACTTCTGACGAAACATCTATGGGCGCATCGTCCCACATTGCGTCGATTACTGTTTTGTCTGCCATATTATCCTCCATTCAGTCCTAAGACCTACTCTACATTTTACACCATGTGGTGTCCCAAATAACGGACTTAGTCCTGTTGACCCATCATCATATTGTAATGCTGCTCCTGATGCAGTGACTCAAAGATGAGTTTGAACACCGCTTTATACTGTTCTGCATCCTCACAGTCTTCAACATAATTCAAGCCATCGCTGATTCCGTGGGGGTTGTTTATGTAGGACAGCATCGCCGAAGCCAAATGATATCTCTCGTAGTCCGGCTTGCCGCCTTCGACCTGTGTGACGAATTTATCCTTATTATCCTCCAGAACAATTTTGCGGATATCCGTTCCTTCGTAGCCACATAGTTGTAGGAAGTAATACTCCAGAATACGCCGAATAACATTCAGCACCGGAATAGTGGAATTCAGCTCTTTGAACTCGTCCCATAACGCCGCGTAAGAGTTCTGTACGGGATTGTAGTTTTCTTTTTCCGTCGGAACTGTTGCGCTCTGTCGCTCACATAATTTCACGCTTGACACATTGTCGCTTTTGTGGATGACAAAGAACGAAACACTCTTGTAGCGCCGCGCCTGATGGTAGGTAATCTCACGATGGAAATATACATTGTGCGTCAGGATGAAAATCTGTTTAATATAATCACCCTGCACAGTGTTGTCGCGGTAATCAGTGTTGTTATAGCAGACCTCGACCATTTCACGGACAAGGGCGCTTACAATAAATAAAGTATTGCTGTCCATGCTGGAAACGGGGTCGTCGATTACAACAATTTTATCTTTTACTGCATCGCTGCTATGGCTGCCGCGCACAAAGTGATAAAAGTACAGAAATGCAATAAAATTCCGTTCACCCTCACTGAGTTTTACGGCAACGGTTCCGTCCTGACGGATTACCTCGTATACATTCGGTACGCCATGTTTTTCTCGCAGGCTAAACCCTTGAAAGCCGGAATCCTGAAGAAGCGCGTTGATGCTGTCAATGGTGGCTTTCGTGTTTACAACCTGCTGATTCAAAACGGAGATTTCCCCTGTAATAGCAGATGCAGAACAACGAGCGGCATTTGCTTTTGCCGTAAGGTCGTTGACTTCTTTCTGGAGCTTTGCTTGCTCCACCTTGTAGTTTGCGACATCGCCGCTCAGCATGAATGCAATGTGTTCCCACACCTGAGTGATGCAAGCGTTCTTTTTTGCTTTCTTATCGTTCACAACATCATTGTTTGCCTTAATCTGGCGATTGATGTCATCAATTATCGTGCCAATATCTATGAGAAGTGAATCCGTATCCTCAAGAGCCACAATGGAGGTTGGCTCGTTGACTTTACCGGAAATACGCTGTGTGTTAATTTCGATACTGCTTTTCAGAAGCGCAATTTTATCTTTGTACTCCGAATAATCGACAGTTGGCAGCACATCCTGCAGATTCGCTTGGAGCGTGCTCAGAATTGAGCTTGTCTCTCGGACATAAGTGGTTTGGAACGCGCGGATATCATCGATGTCTTGCTGGTACTGTGCATCGAAACAAGCTTCAATTTCAGCTTCAAATCCAGCCGGCAACTTCTGCTGGCAGTAGGGGCATTTTCCGTCAGCTTGCGCGGAATAATGGTCATGCCCATTTCGTACCCAGTCCGTGGCGCTCAGTGCTTTAATAAACGAAGCAAACGGTGATTCGCTGCTGCTTACAACCGGTTTATCCATGAGGTCGCGTCCGGGGAGCTTGCCGTAAGTTGTGGAGCTGCCCGCTCTGGAAAATTCTTTGTATGCTCTGGACGAAGTGTCGAAAGCAATAGAATACATTTTCTTCAGGGCATCTAAATCATGCTCTGTAGGTGCCGGAACCGCTAAAACCGCATCGGAGAAGAGATTAACGCGCTTTTTGCCCTTCATGGCTTCATCAAAAGCCGCACGAATGGATTTTGTTTTGTCCCAGCAAGCATTCTGGAATGTGCTTAATGAAGATTCTTTTTCGTCGCCTTTTTTACCCGCCGCAGAAGAAAGCGCGCGATACTGTTCGTCAAGCGCTGCTTTTTCTGCATTTTTCTTTTCAACCTGCTTTTGGATTTCTATGTTCGTTTCACATACGGTAAATACACCTGCGAGGTTGTCGTAGTTCTGCAGGTTATCATTAATGAAGTCCTGGTCATACAGCAGAATATCATAATCCGCAGGTGTTTTTCCTTCCTGCCAACGCAGTCCAGTGTTTGACCCAATGGCCTGTGCTATTGTGGATTTACCGGCACCGTTACGACCGTAAAAGAAATTTATAAATGTTGGGGAAACCACATCTCCGCTGAAGGTGGCAGCATTGAGCGTGATATCCTCGATTGCTGATGTCATTTTTTTATTCATCGATTTACTCCTTCCACTGAGTCAGTCGGCAAGCGAAAAGTGTGGTTTTGCGCCTGTCAGTCCTGAATCTTTCCTTTCCGCAGCCATTCATCAACTTCGGAGATTTTAAATTTGTATCTTTTTCCCGCTTTGTTAATGGGGAGCTTACCCTCGCGCATCCAAGTGCGCACAGTATCTTTACTAACACTGAGGTGTTCCGCTATATCCTCGAGGTTAACCCATTTTTCGGCCACAATGTTTTCATTCTCGTTGTTCATCTTTGAACCTCCATTAATTGTTATGCGTGTCATTTCTTTCGTGGCGGATTATGTTGGCGCGAGAACGCTTATCCCCGCATCCTTTAATTCTTCTATTAGATTGATATGTTTAATCGCCCAATGAGTGCGGTTTAGTTCATTGAACGATGAGGCTCCGTTGATTGCGAGGTTGAACGCTATTTCATTTAGCCGTTGTTGAGGAATAGCAGATAGTAACTGGCAGTGTACCTTTATGCCGTTTTCTTGGATTTTAATATCGGTGACAAGGCCAAAGTACGCCTGCTGTGTTATATCGGTATATCCATAGTGGAGGTTTTCGCTTGCAAACACAGATGGAAGAGTTTTGATGGCAGTAATCGCATTTTCGTTCAGCATAGCGTACTTTGCCTTAAGTTCAGGAATCATACACTCGGTAAGTGCTCTGTCCTTCGGAACAATGAAATGTCCCGACGCAAAGGTTTCATCTCCAATAACAAACAAATTGTATAAATTTGTATTTAGGGTGCGCTTTGTTGGCAGCATTACTCCATTGGGCTGAGGTGATGGCACAAACACATTGATCGTGTTTGTACTCATGCTTACAGCATTCGTGTGGGCAATCAGTGTGTTCCCATCTCCGGGTAAATTTATGTTCGTCGGAACTGTGGTTGGCTGGAGAATGGTTGGCGAAGCGGGCTGTGGTTTATCACTCATCCTTTTTGCCTCCGTTCTTAATAATCACGGTATCCACCTTATTAATGAAGCTATTCCCGTTGCCTGTTACATTGAAGGTGAAGAACGCCGGATTGTTATTTACAATCTGCTGCGTTGTTTCAGCGGACGCTTTTTCGGATGTTTCACCCGCAGTATCGTCGTCCATCATCTCCGCATCAACGGTATCCTCGTCTTCGATGGGCTCCTCTTTTTCTGGCTCATCGTTAGGTGTGTGATATGTCAGGATTATGGGGGTTGCTATCAGCTCTTGCAGATTTCCTTTGTACTCGCGCTTTCCACCGCCGGACGAAGGACACCATTCATCAATGGTGCTTTTGCCGAAAGCATTCTTTTCAGTGCGGGTAATGGCGAAATGCCATAGCCCCAGTAAAAATGACTGCAGGCATATCCGTTCCTCCTGTAGTAAATCAACCTTGGTCACGGCTTCACCATTCTCTTCCACATAAAAGAGTTGGTCGTCCAGAATGGAATCATCGCTTTTTATCAGAGCCAGAAGTTCCCTTACTAAACGCACATCCTTCTTTGTGCTCCCACTATCGACCAGCAATGCGGATACATCACACATTTCAGATAGCGCCATTGGATATTCTGTTTTAACTCTTTCATCAAAAGCAGACAACGCTGCATCATCATCAAACGGGTATATCGAGCCGCCGTCGTTTGTACAGGTTTTATATTCCGTTGTATTCCCTCTGACGGTAGTCTTAGCATATATAAAAATATTTTGCCAATCGGGAGCAATTACTTTTGCCAGAGCAAATAGAGCGATGGGCTGAGAAAAAGGTTCCGGGATTCCGGCGTAGTATTTATTAGCTCCTTGCAGCGGCTTCCTTGCTCGTAAAAACAGAGTAAAAAATGTTCCACCACAGAGGCGTGGAGTGATTTTTGTTGTCATAGATTGTCACCTTTTTTCATAAACCAACTCGGCAAACTCCAACCAACTCAGCGAAGTATGGCGGGCAAACTCGGCGAACTATTTCATGTCCTTGTGAGAAATCGCAAGGGCTTTTTTGTTGTTCTGCGACGTGGGATAGTTGAAAACAAGTGATTTTGCAATTCACTCTAAACCACATTAAACCATTATATCACACTCTAAACCGAAATACAATGACGCGAGTGTGAATTTGCACAATACTTCAAGATTTTCTCCTTGTGATTTCTCACGAAATCTCAAATTTTGGAGGAAATCAAATGAAAAAGCAAGACAAACAGCAGTCAAACAGGAGTTACAAGGTTTACCTGCCTCGCCTCAAGCAGTGGGTTGAGGTAACGAAAGAACAGTACTATGGTTATTACCGCGATATCTGGGCTACCCGTGACAGGGCGCAAAACCACGGTCAGTGCCAGTGCCCTAAGAGCAAAACATGGACTTGCGACGGCGATTGTCTCGTCTGTCCGTATCACTCAGCCGGTGATGTGCATTCGCTGGATTACACCATTGAAAATGAGAACGGTGACGAAACCACCATGCTGGACAAGCTGGAAGACGGCTCTCCCAGCATTGAGGAAGTCGTAACGGACAAGCTTGTGCTTGAGCAGCTTTTCGACAGGCTTGCGGAAATCATGCCGGAAGCCAAGCGCATCGGCGAACTTCGCCTCGCAGGGCTGACCGACACCGAAATTGCCGATATCATCGGCATTTCCCGCACGACCTTCTTGTCCCGCCTCAAAAAAGCGGAACAGGCAATTCAGCGCGACTACCCGGATATGTTCTAACGCACCGTCTCCAGTCGGCTAACAACCGGCTGGAGATTTTTTTGCTTATTTCCAAATTCCTTCGTCAAACGGGGCTGCTCATCTCCAGTGGGAAGTGGAAAGAGCAAAACGACAACCGCTCCTTCCGAGGAGGTGAAACCGAAATGTACCAAACCAAAACGAAACCCGGATACAGCGCCACAGACGATGAGCTTGTGGATGTGCTCACGCAAATCAGCGTCGTATCCATGCGGCTGGCAAGAAAACTGACCTTGCTTGCCGGACAGTGCCAAACAACGGAAGGAGGAAAATTAGATGAGCAAAATGAGCGAAATGGCCGCAACCATCGAGGAGCTGCGCAACGCCGCTACTGCGATTAACGATGCTGCCAACTGGTTGGCGGAGCAGTTCAGCGGTGAAGCCGAGCCGGATGCATCTGCGCCGCTCAAAGAACCGCCCCTCACACTGGAAGCGGTCAGAGCCGTCCTTGCGGAAAAGTCCCGCAGCGGACATACCGCCGAGGTGCGCTCTCTGCTCCAGAAGTACGGTGCAAACAAACTGTCGGAAATCGACCCCGCCAAGTATCGGGCGTTACTTTCTGACGCGGAGGTGCTGTGATGGGCAAACACGCTTTATTATCTGCATCTTCCTCTCATCGGTGGATCAACTGCCCACCGTCTGCTCGGCTCTGCGAGAGCTACGAGGACAAAAGCAGCGATTATGCCGCCGAGGGTACGGACGCCCACAGCCTGTGCGAATACAAGCTGAAAATGGCGCTCGATATGGAAGCTGCGGATCCCACAGAAAATCTCCCCTACTACAACGAGGAGATGGAGGACTGCGCTACCGGCTATGCCGCCTTTGTCATGGAGCTCTTTGAAGAAGCGAAGGAGAAAAGCGCCGATCCTGTCGTGCTCATTGAGCAGCGTCTTGACTACTCCCGCTTTGTAGAGAGTGGTTTTGGCACCGGCGACTGTGTCATCGTTGCTGACGGCACACTCCATATCGTGGACTACAAACATGGTAAGGGTGTGCAAGTCGAGGCTGACAACAACCCTCAAATGATGCTCTATGCGCTCGGAGCTTTGGAAATCTTCGACGGCATTAAAAACTTCTTCGGTATCCGTTCTCCCTCCACCTTATTTGCCGGACTTGGCGAAAACATGGGTCAGGGCATC